CCTAAGAAGTCTTGCGGATCATATGAACCAGCATGCCATAAGCCGTGTGTAACTACTGGAATACCCAACAGTTCACTCATGTACTTTAAATTTATGATACCAGGATGCCAAGCATCAGTAAAGATAAAGTGATCGCCGGGACGAACGGTTCCGTTACAAAATAGCCGGCCCATTTGCTCAACCTGACTAGCCTTGTATATATTGGTGCCACCAAAATTAAGAAAAGCCCCAGGAGTAGTGGCTGAAGGAATATCTTCAGGGCCAGATAGAATTTGAACATTGTGTCCTCTCTTTCGTAAGATTGCAGGCACATGAGTCTTCCACTGACCCGTGTACCTGGTTGATACCGCTTCTAAATCAACGAGAAAAACGGTCATTGTTGTTGCCGTTATACTGCGGACGTGGGTTCTTACCTAGGTAAGGCTTACGCTCACCATTCCACGGCTTCTTAGGCTTAGTGGAATACTCAAAGTCGCGAAAGACCTTTGAGTTACGGTTATACAAATCTGCCTCGTTGAAAGGCAGCAAGTTGATCCTGCAAAAATCATGCAGTGCCTCAAGATCGTCAAAAATTTGAACGACTTCTTTTTTCATCTTAGTATTTCCTAAAGATTAATATTTAATAAACGAACCATTTTCTCCGTCCTCGGAGACTTCAATCCAAATCTCACGACCTGGATACTTTTGTGAAATAGTGTCGTACAATTCGTCCGACATCATTTCGCAACTTTTGTGATCTAGCGACAAAACACCTTGTGTGCTAGAATACAGTTTTTCAAGCCATCGCTTGAATTGTATGAATTCCACATCTCTGTCATTGTGGGTGACACTAAGCCATACCCTAAAATGAAAAATATGGCGATGAGGATTAGCCAAAAACGAAACATCATATTCATCTCCTGTTGCTAAATTTGGATCTGTTGCGGCTGCGGGATATTTGTGAATACCTTCTTTGCGGAAAGTAACCCAAATCATTTTAAGTGGTCTAACGTCTTGTTTGATAATCATTTGATAATAGTATCGTTGTTGTACATGTCCCAAGATGTAAACTTGGAACGGTCTTTGAGAGTGTGTAAACTATGTGTCCACACGCCGGGATTGGTAGAGTTAAAATCTTTGTCGTCAATTTTAATCATGGTGTTATAGTTCCATAGTTTGATATATGGAATTGGTACTCGGATCTGCGGAATAAACATATTGTAGTCGTTCAAGCCGCCTTCATTAAATTCTTCTACTTGGTTAAGTGGAATATCTAGTGTACACCAAAAACATTTTTCAAGGAAGTGTGTAATCATTTCTTCCCATGCTTTATGTTCATCATATCCTGTAGGATTAAAACTGTGATTGGCACCGAAGAAAATATGTTTAATATCTCCTAGATGCGATTCGATTACGCTAATCGGTTGGATACCAGTAACAAATAGAGTTTCCATACCGTATGTAGGTGTGTGCTCAATTTCTTTACCTTTAAAGAAAATTACTTGTTCAGCAATACCGCTATCGTAACTACGTTTCATTTTTTAACTTTGTGTTAGTTGATCTAATTTGTCTTTTGCCGTTTTCTAATTGTACTACATTCGGCATCATTTAGTCAAACAGATTGGCAAACTGTGTACTAGCATTTACGGTTTTCTTTCCAGTGGCACCTCGAGTTCCAATAATGCTCATCCAAAAGCGACTATAGTCTTTAACCAATTTGTCAGCAGTTCCCCTATCGCTAGTGGCAAAAATGGCTTCAACAACATCTTTAAAATACAATGCGTCGAATTTTTCTTGTACTAACATAGCAGGAATATTGCCAAGATCATATTGGCGATTGGCTTCTTGAACAGCATTAATGTGCATCCAAACATTATGGCCCATCATGATAGCATAACTAAATGAATCCCAACTTGTTCTATTGCTAACTTTACCCAATTTATTAACATCGGGCATTACAGACCAATGTGCAGGATTATACGGATCTGGATTTGTAATACCAGGTATGGCAGTTCCGGCACCGTATATGCAAATTTCTTTCATAGTAACTTGATCTATAACAGGACTAGATTCGAACCTGCTAAAAATGTTATCTTGTACTACTGCATCTTTAAACAGTCTTGTGTCTGTTGCGTACTTCTTATCGTCTGCACTGGCCTGCATACGATAGACCCATTTAGTACGATCTTCAGTTTCTGTATTAATGTAAATCTGTCCATTAGCAGTGGCTAAGAAAGGACTGGCACAGTCAAAAGAGATAGTAAAGTTTTCATTATGGTGTTTGCGTACAGCACGTTGAATGTCAGTAAGTAGTACTGCCCATTCTAATTTACTTGTGCCCAAGAAGTGCATCCAGTCTTGTTGACCCTTTTCAAGAAGTCCATCAAAGCGTAATGCTACTAATCTTTTTAATACAAGATGGATGTCGCACATATTCTGTCCACCCATGCCCCAACCGTTAAATGCACGATCGCCGTACTGCTTTGGATCGCAATATTTCTTCATGCGATCATACCAATCATCTGCGTCTGCATGATTTTCGCCTTGCAGAACGTTTAGGAATTTACAGTTACCATTTCTATTATTAACAAAATAATCATTGTTAATGTAAGTACCTTGTACTGCTTCTGCATAACTGCTGATACCTGTTGCCGCAACACCTGTTGGACTACGAGCCACCCATGCAGGAATATCGAGACCCATGCCATAGTCCATAAGAGTGTCCATCCAAGTAAGAACTTGTTGACGCTTCTTCATAGCCTTGGGACAATTAGGATCTTTCCAATCAGCAGGCCAAACACCTTTACCGATCTGGAATCCACCCGAGTCACCTAGTACCCAACTGGTGCTACGATTTCTATTACGAAACATGTCTTCGCTTTCGTCGACTTTGTTTAAGTCTAAGTTAGCGTGTCCTGCTGAATACAAGCAATGATCGTAATAGAACATTCCCTTATCGGGTTCGAGATAATTTAATCCTTCGATGCCGTTGGTAAACGACTTGGGAATTCTTGCAGGATCTACATAGTTACTGTATCGCTGTTTACCGATAAAGGTACTATAGAAACCACTAGTTGCTGGCAAGAAATATGCGTAGTCGTTCTGTGTTGCTGTTAAATTTTTATTCATTAAATCCATCCACCTGCTCTAGCGATACCTACTATACCAACTAGTATCCAGAATGCATTTAATAATGTATATGCTGGATCTCTTTTTAGTCTGGCACAATATGTTAACAGTATAGCATCTAACGTGTTAAAAATCCACACAAACATAAACGGACTAGCGGGACCTAACCATGACACTAAACTAAAACTAATGATACGCATAATTACCCCAATCATTTCCATTTGAGGTATGTGCGATTTAATATAATCTAGTATGAATTTCATGATTACTTACTCTGTGCTGGCAAAATGTAATTGTATTCAGCAATACCGCTGTCAACAGTGATCTGCATAGCACCAGCATCTGCAATCTTCATTGTGATCTTACCACCCAAGTTCAAGATACTACGAACTTGTGTAACAGGCCATGACCATGTGTGTTTTAACTTTCCACCAACGTTTGCTTGGAAAACAAACGAACCTGCGTGACTTGCGGCGTCGCCAAAGAATACAACCAAGTTGCCGTCTTCTGTACGCACTTGGAATACGCTTTCTTCATTGTGCGCTTCGGCCTGTAACTTCAAACGACCAATGGCATTCATAGTAGGTTCGAACTCAACTTCCCAACTTGCGCCTTTGAATTTAACACTTTTCAATTTTTCATTAATGATGTCTGCGTTCATAAAGCGGTAATCGTTTTGAAAGTCACCTGTTTGATTCTCAAAGTGCAAGCCTGTTGGCACAACAGCGCCATTACGGTCTGCTTCTACAACATTGATCTTGGCATTTTCTTTATACTCGGGATTCTTCAAGTGTAGATTCAGTTTGTCCAAGTTAGGCATACCGAATGTACCTTTGAATTCAACCACAGGCTTGTGTGCAGTTGCACTAACAATAACACTGCGGTCATCAGCCATTGATTCAATGCTTGTTGTTTTTGCGTCACCACTTACTTTGACCAATGGCAAAAAGCCTAGGCTGTGTGTATGTGCAACGATGTCTTGTAAAATGTCTTTCATTATGATCTCCTTAGATATAGTATATAGGTTTTTTTAAGAAAAGTCAAACAATTGGTTAAATGTGTTCTTTTCTTCTGTGCTTGCGATGTCCCAATTTAGAACACCAATTAAGTTGTCTAACTTGTTGTCAATAATTGTTTGTTCCATCTCGGTATCATTGAACGGCAGTTCCATGAACCATTTAGGCAAACGCAATTCGTCAACAGGATAGGCCACTGATGTAAATCCCAAAGGATTTGGTTTAAGTTTACAGACAATGACTTTCTGCCCGTCTGTAATATTCATGGAATACTTGTCACCATTCATACGTTTCAAAGTATTCCAATTAATACTAGCCCTCACGTGGCCTGGCATATTTGCCCTTCCACCTTTCTTCTCTTTGGCAGCGTACTCCGTTACGTTGTTGGCACGTTTCGGACTACCTTTCTCCCAACCAGGACGAGCCTTAAACTCAGTACGGAATTGTGTAATATGATCCAGTACTTGTTCTTGAGTTGATCCAGTTAGAACTTTTTCAAGCACATCACTCAAGAAGTCTTGAATAAACGCAGGAGTATCTGATCGTTTTAGATCGAGTCCCATTGCTTTAATTTTTCCCGGTTTACCATCAATATCGCTACGCTTGCCTTCTTTGTCGTAGTAGAGAACTGCGTATCGTTTTTTGGTGATAAACAGTCCTTTGCTTGCAACAATTTCGCGACCTGCTTTAATGACTTCTCCTCTGCTGGGTGGACAGTGGAATTGTTGTTCCATGAATTTAACAAATGTGCCATTAACTTCTTCTCCGATTTGATCATAAAGATTGATAATATTTTCCTTGTTCCAAGGAATAACGCCTGCCTCGATGTCTTTCTTCAGAGTAGTATACGCTGAAAAATAACAAGAGTCTGTGTCGCCGTAGATAACTGCTTTCCCTACGTGATTATACTCGCCAGTAATAATTTCGTTCACTTTACTGGCCATATGTTTAGCAACTTGTCGACCAACCAATGTAGTACTTTGTCCAATACGGTTATCAAAGAATCTACAACCCGGATTAAGAATAGCACCATATAAACTATTTAGGTTAATCTTTTTAACCAGTTGTCGTTTATCCCAGTATTCTTCTTCAATCTTATTTCCTGCCTTGATACAGTCCTTGAGTTTGGCCTGCATTTCTTTACGTTCAGCATACCAACGCTTGAGCAATCCTGAAATGATACCTTCTTTTTCATAGGTAAACAATGTGCCGTTGGCACTGAGCATCCAAGGTTGATTGCTGTCAAAAATCAATTTATATACTTCGGCGGCACTGTGTACAGTACTGTTTCCATCCGACCAATCGATGGTAATTTCGATATCTTTACGCTGTGCCATTACTGCTTCGTATTCATCACTGCCAAACTTACCTTCCCAAGCAGCCGCAAACGATTTCTTCTTGAGAGTCATCTGCTCATGAATGAATGCTTCAGTCATTGTTTGACGTAGTTGTCCTACAATAGTTTCTGGACCCATGTTCAATGCACGAATGGCACTGGGGTATAGACTGTTAATGTCCAGCGAGCCAATCCAGTCCTGTAATCCTTCTTTGGGATGAGCAACATACGCACCAGCCGCATGATTGTCAACAGTATCATCTCGCTTGGGACGATTAGGCACTTGAAAGCCTCTACGATGTGCTTCGTTGATAATGGCCTGTTCAGTTACTGCCACAGCACCCATGGTGGTCTGCAACAACACAGTACATTCGTGTGCCAGTTTGTTGGCAAGATCAATAAACTTTAATTTGTCATCTAGTTTGTTTAACAACAATGTATCCTGTCTGTTGTAGACAATAAACTTGTGAAAGTCGTTGTTGTACAATTGATCCAGTGTGCCTTCGTAGATAGTTTTGTTCTCGCCAATTTCCATTTCGCCGATAGCATCCAATCGATATGTGTGACGTTCTTCATAGGTATACTTGCGATAAAGTTCAAGACTATCCAAATGTACACGGCCGTGGAAGTCATATGTCACAGCACTCTTACCATACTTTTCATATTCACGACGTTTAGGAAATTGATTCCATAAACAAAATCTACGTGTGTCTTCTTTACTCAGCACTTGTGTAACACGGTTAACAGTGTAGGGCACGTCATAGCCTTCGCTGTTCCAACCACTGATAATATCAGCATCTTGAATTAAGTCTAAGAATGTTTCTAACATATCTGCTTCGTTGTCAAACAAATGTGTGTCAGGAATATCAGCAACTAACTTAACTGCATCTTCCATGGTCATGTTTTTAGGAGGCATGGCCAGGGTGATTAACTTGCCCAACCATTTTAGGTAAACAGTGATCGCAGTGATTGGCATGAAAGCATCTTCTGGAGTGCTGTAGCCACGTTCCGGATCAAAGTCTACCTCAATGTCGAAGAAGCAGATGTTTAGTTTTGGTGCATCTTGATTAAGATAATTTTCGCTTAGGTGAACGAAAATGGGATTGATGTCACTTTCATAGAGTTCCTTGCCACTGTTAATGGCTTGTTCTTTGCGAAAGTCTTTGGTATTTTTGCATACTATCCTAGTTAGAGGTTCGCCGTAAATGCTGGTGAACTTTCCTTTTTGATCTGGATAGTAAAATGTATAGCGCACCGGGTGTTCTTTATAAACCCGTTGGCCTTGGTCGTTTCGTTCAACGACTTTGATAATATCATTCTCTCTGTCGAAGAGAGCATCTACGTAACTCATTTTTCTCCTTATGTGATTTGTGGCTCACATATACCAACGTAGTCATTTATGGCTGACTAACCCGTTCTCTTATGTATTATTTATAAGTCTAAGTATTGCCACTATATCAATAGTGACTAACAACAAATAATTAGCAACCATGCCCGTACTTTTGCGAGTCCAAGCGGCCCAGGCAAAAATAGCGCATTGTGTAATAAACAACGGATAAAGAATTAGAAATGGTGGATTGGGCAATGTCATGCCCATCCATACTGCACAGCCGATACTCATGAACCAAGCAGTGATTTCTAGAAAAAACCTTAACGGCCATTCTCGATAATCTTGCCTGGCCCACTTATATGTACTGTTTAAAAAATTGGTTAACCAGGTCAAACTCATTTGTCCTTGCCAACAGTGACGATCAGTGTTTCCAAATCGTCAAAGTCGCTGAACACATCGTTCCAATTGCCTTTGTGTGCAATTGAGATGGCTTTGTTGATAAGCGATGGCTTAATATCTAATTCTTCTGCAACTGCTTTAACAGTTTCTTTCAAACCTTCTGTTAAACTTTCGATCTCGTAGCGAATTTGGACGCCTTCGTTGACTAACCGTTCTAGTTTTGCTTTTTCTTCAGGACCGTAAGTGCGACTGCTCATGAATAGTTCTCCTTAATAACAATAGTAATTGTACACTAACTGCCTATAATAATCAAGCATTACGGCTTATTAAATTAGCCAATCTTGATATTTGATTCGGAAAAGTGCTTAATTACATTTTCTGACATTATTTTATGACCTTGTTCGTTACAATGTCCTGTTCCAAACTGATCGGGGTGCTTGCATATGATATCTCTCCAATCTTTTATTAAATTGTTTTGAGATTCAATTGTTGATATCCTAGATGGACTTATAAACAGATGTGGTATTTTATGTTTTACTAAAAGTCTATGAGCGGATGTTAGTAAACTGTTATCTATAATTTCTTTAATAGCAGGATCATACAAGTGTGCAACATAAAGGTCAACAGCATCTTTATCTTCTGGATTAATTTTACTGTGTAAATGGTTTAAACCGGGAAGCGTTTCTGATATTAGTCTATGTGTTTTGTTAGTTTTAAATGCTAACTTCCTAGGCACAGGACTAGATTTTCTATATGGTTCGTAATTAAGATAATCTACTTGAGATAAATCTGGGTCCGAAAAAAGTTTGAGTTTAAAAATACTGTGACTTAACGGAAACGTCACACGGTCGTACCACGTACTAGTTACTAGCACAAATGGTTTATAAAACGGATTAAGTCTAGTTTGATCTATTATCTTTTTAATTTGCAAATAGATAACAAAATTACAACAACCACTACGTCCATATACTAGATGTTTTAATCCATAGTGACTTGCTACTAGTCCGCCAAAACTATGTTCGAATTGAACTTCCGGCTCTAGTCCGTGCCCGACACTAAAACTATCTCCGCATACTGCTAAATGAGTAGTCATTTCAATTTAATCCAATGATACACACTAAAGCGATGTGAGTCGTCGGGTAATTTATTTGGCATCGCATGTACTTGATCAATGTTATTGATCATAAGATAACCACTGTTTACTTTATAAGGAAACTGATATCTTATAGATCCGTCTGTATTATAGAAGCAAGTGCCTAATGATTTGTCACCTTCTGTGATATAGATTTGCATACCTGCAATAACATGATTAATTCCATCAATATGTTTATCCATGTAATACCCTGCGGTATCTAGCCAAAAGCCACAATTATCTAATGATACATCGACACCAATTTGCTTTGATAACTCGCTCATTGATTTATGCGAAATTGATTCTAATCTTCGTAATAGTTTGTCGGCTTTAATATTGCGACGAGTATACACGCCCTGCACCATTATAGGTTCGTATTTGTATTCAAAGAAGTTTGTTTGATTAATTTGTTCTATGATTTCTTGCGGGTAGAAATCTTCAACTAGGAACAAATTATTTAGACTGTCTACGGGTGTGATGTTCATAGACATATTTATAAGTGCTCACTTTCGGGATTCCCGGTAGCGAATCGGGCCGTCCCGCGCCAGCAGCCGGCGCACACTACGGTAACAAGTACCGGTCCTAAGGTGTGTTCTTTAATGTTCTTTGATTAGCAGTTCCAACGACGACGGGCTTTGCATATGGCTTTGTCAGGAGTCTTGGCACAACTGATGCTGTGCATTTTCATTTGTCCACGACTGCGACTGCAATAACTCTTTCTACGCTTAGAAGCCTTACCGCCTTTTTTCAGTTTGCTGGGTTTAGTGGTCACAGCAGTTTTTAGTTTTGAACCAGGATTTTCTCTGCGGTAAGCATTCACAGCCTTTTGACTCATGCCATCTGTCTTATCTCGCTTATTGGCCTTTTGCCAATCTTCCATAATGGGTTCGGAGGTTACTGCAAACACATACAGTTCGTCTTCTGTGAGTGTTTCTAAATCTTCCCAGATCACTTCAGCATCTACGCCATTGTGTTCAGCCAATCGTTCAATGATCGACTCAATGAGATCAAACTCCTCAGTCATTTGTTCGCTTAAACCAAATCCATCCCGGACAGCGTTCATTAGTTCGCTCACGCTGGCTTCTGTGGTTGGAAGTGTATCTTGTTCGCCAATATGCGGGTCGCCTTCTTCAACAGTACCCAACGCATAGGTAAACATACTATTGCCTTCATTGTCGATAATAACAATGTAAAATTCATCGTCAAGTTGGCCTTTAGTAGAGAACATAAAAGAGCCATCGTCTTTGCGTTGACCTTTCCACCCCATGGCTTTCATTGCGCTGTTGACTTTGTTAACAACCTCTGGCCAAGGTAATACGTTACCTAACTTTGCTTCTTTGATAAATTCACTTGCTCTCATCTAAGTTTCCTGGTGGGCAACAAAATCTAGGATCACACCAATCGTGTTGTGGATTGTAGTCTTGTCCAATGTAGCCAGCATAGGCTAGGCTCATGCCGATGCCATATATGGCTAGCCCTGTGATAAATTTATTACACAGGGCTGTAAGGGTTTTTTGGAGTGTCATAACCATCGTCCTCTGGGTATACTGGGTATTGGTCGGGGTTCATTTTAATGTGGCTCGCAACATCCATTGATGTTTTCTGTGTGCATCTTGACGTCCGGCAAGGAAGTCACTGAGTCCGTGCTCTCCTTCACGTTCAGATAATACAAACACCATTTTTAAAATGTTGGCAATCTTTTCGCTGTCTTGCAACAGTTCTGCACACATTGCTGTGGCATCGGGTATATTTGTCTCATCTTCTACTTGACTCAACATACTGAGTCTTTGGAAACTGGCAGGAGCGTATCCACCCGCTTTGCGAATGTTTTCAGCAAAGGGATCAATGTTCTCGTAGACTTCTTCGTATATACCGCCAAACAAGGCGTGGAACTGTTCAAAGAACATTCCTTCTACGTTCCAGTGAAAGTTCTGCGCTTTGATAAAAAACGCATATTCGCTGGCAAACGCTATCTTAAGGGCTTTTCTTAATTCATCCATGATACTTTATTTATTATCCTAATAGTTTGGCAGCAACTTCTAGAGCAGAGATCAGTTTAGACTTTAGTACAATGTCATTTACGTCTTGTTCTAAACTGTCGAATCGACCCAAGTCGGTTAGTAACTCTGCATATTCATCTCGATTAATTTGTCCTGTTTGAAATGCGTTAACATAACTTTCTAGTAGTTGAGCACGTTCCACGGCCCAAGGACGACCGCTGTTGTGTAGATCTTCTAACATTACTTGTTTCTCCCCTGCGCCGCTGTGGCAATAGCATCACTTTCTTTGATCATGATCTTAACTTTACTTTCACAAAAGAATTTACTTGATCCTTCACGGTCAGCAAGACCTTTAAGAGTAATGTCAAACACTTTAGTAATTTTAGTCATGTCTTCATTTTTACGGCTGTCAGAGTATAGTTCAAGCCATTGTACTCGTGTTTGAAGTGACGTCAGTTGTTGTTTTAAAGAAACTAGAGATTGAACTGACTGCCGCACACCCCGAAAGTAAGAACACTAAGGATAACGCAACTAGTCGTTTCATTTTTTCGACGCCATCCGTTGTCTAAGCACTCTATCAGCACCTAGGCTAGGTTTAGGTTTAGATCCAAATGGGTCCATGCCCGCCATGCCTGGAAAATCATTCTTCATTGTCATGTGTCTAACTGTAGTGCTTGTAATTTTTCCGTTGGCATCAAATCTAAAGTGATTTTTATATGGTACACCGCAAGTGTTACATTTTGTATCAGGATCAATCTTACTAGTATCATTCTGCGGAGTATCTCTAGGAGTGTCCATTTCAGCAACTAGGTCTCTAAAATAAGCAATAGACTCTGCAGGTTGTTGTGCTTTTGGCATTACTGGTTTACTCAATCTTCCTAATGCACCCATTACAGCACTAATGTTTTGTCCAACAGTTTTACCTACTTGACTTGCTTTGTCGAGTAAGTTACTCCACACTGGTTTAAAGGCCTGCATAAATTCTTCACGTATGCGTATGTCGCTTTCTTGACGACTAACGTCTACACCAGCCTGCATCTTTTCGATAGTAGTCTGTGTTTCTTTATCAATGATAGCCAACTCTTTTTGTTTTTCTGTATTGATAACATCTAAACGACTTTGACGTTCGCCTGCGTTATCAATGTTATCAAGTTGCTTAATTTGAATTTGATAATCTGCTTCTAATTTGGATTTCTTGTATTCGCCCTCAGCAGTGATCTTAATAACTTCTAGTTCATGTGCATGACCTTGTTTAGCCATTTCCAACGACTGGGCACGTTCTGCTTCGGGTTCTTTACTGTTGCGAACATCAATCTCTACTTTGGCCAAACGCTCCTTGGCTTCTAATTCCATTGCTTGTTGGCGTTCTTTAATTGCCTGACGTACTTCAATGTCCATTTGTAGCATTGCTTGTGCATCTGCATCTGCTATTTGATTTTGACGAATTAGTTGTTGTACATTTAGATTATGCTGTAATGACCCAAGTTGATCGGATTGTTGATTTTGTTGCGCAGTAACTTCTTTATCTCTAATAGACTGCTCCATTTCGCTAACGCTGGGCGTTTGACGCATTAAATCGTATACAGATTTTTCATGATCTCTAGGAACACCGTAGTCGCGGCTTAGTTTATATTTTTCAAATTCTTTAACGTCGACACCGTCCATTACTAGTTTAACTGCCCACTCGACATCGCTCTTAGGTTCGGCACCAGCATCTAAATTCTTAAATGCTCTTACAAATGAAGTGATATCGTTAACACGATCTCGTATTGGTTTACCTGTGTTAGGGTCAAACCTTAATTCTGTTAATAAATCGTTAATTTTCATTTTTTTCCTGTCGGTACACAGTTGTCCACTGTCTTGCCGCCTTTCTTCTTAGTGCCCATGCGCTTGTAACCATCCCAGCACACTTTGCCGTCAACACCTTTTTGTTTGGCTTCTGCAAGATTCAAGTAGCCACCCCAATCGTGTACTATTTCGCCTTCAAAACCCGGTCTATCTTTAAGGGTAACACGATCACCGACTGCTAACCCTGTGCTTCTCGAGACATCGGCTTGTCTTTTTAAATACTCTGCATGTTCAGGGTCGAGTTCTTCTGCCACACTTTCTTGAGTTTCCGGACCCACTTTATAATACTTTCTTTTTGGATCATATATACCAACTTGACCACTGGCGTTCATGGCCATTGTGGCACCGTTAGGCATTTTTTGTGTTGCAAACTTGGCATCAGGATAACGAGCCCGTACTGATTTTTCCCACGAGTCTATTGACACTCCTAGCGGTTCAACTGTTAATGGATTACCTTCAGACGCATTGTTTTCTGTGGCAGGTGCTCCAGTTACACTTACTTCCCATTTCTTGCCTGTGGACTCGCTCTTTTTAGCGGCCCAGACTTTTAATTGTTTATAGTGATTTCTTTCAGCCGAGTCGTCAGCATATTGACCACGACCTTTGAATACTTTCCATGGCTTGCCGTTGATAGAAACAGCAAAGTTGTTTGGTGGTTCTGTGTTGCCTTCGTCATTTTCTCTTTCTCTACTGCCCATGTCCACACTTGAATCGTAGTCACGTTGATAAGAGTCACGACGACCTCTATAACCTGCTTCTTCAATTTCAACACCCATCTTGTCATCAAACAATCCGGGTTGCAAAATATCTTTACCAACTGCATGATATGAACTCATGAATGCATTGAACTTGGACATCATGTCTTTTAACAACTGTTCATCAGCATTGATTTTAATTTTATCAATGTTGCTCATAACTAGGTCATTGATCTTGTCAGCATCGATCAAGAAAGTGTTGGCGTCGCCACCAACGCTGTCTGCTTCGAAACTTGTGATCACAGACTCTTTAGCAACTGCTGACTCTCTAATGCAGTAACCACTTCTTTGGCAACTTCAACTGACTCGGTCTTCTTAGCAATGGCTTTTTGTAGTCCAGGCGGAAGTTTTTTCTGCTTGTCTGACAGGCCTTTGGAAGTACTAGGCTTCTTATCAGCGTGGTCATCTTTGCCAGGCTTCTTGTCTGCCCAATTTGGAACACCATCGCCGTCATCGTCTGGCTTCTTGGCCTCGTCGGTCTTGTTGTCTTTTGTTGGCGGCACTGACGGCGCTGGCTTCTTTTTCTTGAAAGCCGGGTAGCCTGGTGGCACTGGGAAAGAGGCCTCGTCCATGATCTTGGCAATTTTCTTTTTCTTTTCTTCTGTATTTTCTTTTTTCTTTTTATCTTCTGCGGCTTTCTTAGAGTCAGCGGTTTCACTGACTAGTTTGCCGTCTTTGTATCTCTTAACAGAACCTGGATTTTTCTTTTCGTAGTCTTTAGTGTCTTGAGCCTGCGCTTTGTCAGCGGCTTTGTCTCCAGCCTTTTCGGCAGCAGATTTAGATTTGGCCTGTGACTTTGGTTCAGTGTGCGGTTCATCTGTATACTTGTGTGTACTTGTATGCTTAACACCGGTACGCTTACCGTCTTTGTCATACTGTACTTCTGTCTTGCCTTCTGACAATTTCTTTTTGCAATCAGCCACCATTTGCTTTAGTTCTTTCTGGTCACAATCAGGATGCATTTTGCAAATTTCTGCCACGCTCTTGCCATCCTGACACATTTTTTTAATGTGTGACATTGGAGGACATTTCTTCATCATTGCTTTTTTCTTGGCACTTTCTAACAGTGCATGTAGTCGTTGTTCGTAGTTCATAGATTCTTCCATATCGGTTATTGGTTTTTCATCGTCTTCCTCAGACACTGTGTTTGCAGAACCCATTTCCGCTTCACCTGTAATATCTTCCACACTGGATGCTTGACCGCCACCACCGAATTTCATTTTATATTCCATGTAGTGATATACTGAGTCCAGATAGTCTGCAGATTTAGTAATCTTGGCCTGTACCCATCCCTCTAGTTCTTGCCCTTCTTGAACCATTTGGAACAGTTTCATGGCGTTTTTGGCAGCACGATACAAGTCTGCACGGGCCATAGCGCCTTCTCCGTCGCTGGCTTGTGGTGCTTGCATCTGTGGTTTTACTTCGTTCTGCATCTCAATCTCCTGATATAATATTTAGCGTTTAGCAATGCTGCCGCCGGTCATTAGGTTTCCGCCCTTCATGTCCAGGGCATTAGTACCGGGTTTTTGCATTTTAGCCCGTTTATTCTTATAAACTGCACCCACACCCACCATTGCTGATGTTGTTGATCCTGCTGAAGCGCCACCCTCACCGTCTTCTTTTACGTGCTCAGGCTTGCCCTTGTGCTTGGTCGCGGCATAGTCTTTAGCAGACTTTTTACTCATTCCTTTAGCCGCTTTAGCAACTTCTGGACTAGCAGGCTTTTCACCCTTTTTAGCCGCATAAACCATGCCCATGAATTTCTGTTGTGCTTTGCTTTTTGCTTTTTCAGTTACATAGGTTTCCGCTACACCTTGCTTGCCTTGTGACGAGTTTTCTATCTGCTTAATAGCATCATACAACACCCATTCCAATCGACTAGTGTATCCTTGTGGGAATGTGGCTTTACCTGTTTGTACCTGTTTGGCTATAGCCCTCAGGCCGGCTAGTTCTTTTACTGTGTTCTGAGCACCTTGATCTGGATTATCTCTTAATGCGTTAATGGCATCGTACAATGCTACTTCTAATTGGCTAGCAAATCCTTGCGGGTATTGGGCTTTTCCGGTTTGTATTTGTTTTACTGTAGATCTTATATTGACTAACGATTGCACAGTGTCATCCCCACCCGAGCCTTCCGCCACACCTTGACCACTTATTCCTTTGAATTCACCAGTGGCCTTATTGAACAGGCTAAGCCATTGGTTAGATAAGTCAATAAGTTCTTGATCTTTTTTAGGATCTTGTTGTCCCCGGTAGTCTGACCTCATTCTAATACTATCAAGTAAATCGAGAAATTTTGAAGCATATTCCATTTCGCGGCGAATCTCCGCCACGCCCTGAAGTTTTCTGCCCGCAAGTTTTGCAAACAAGTCAGACCATCCTCTTTTATCGAAAAGTTTATATTGTCTAACCAATTCTTCAACTTTATCAGCCACGCTGAATTTATTATCAGCACCTTCCGCCACTGGCTTCTTATGTTTTTCATGCCGCGGAAGAGTCTTGCTTTTATCCTTCATTTTGCCAGCACCGCCCATTTTGGCATTCTTTGCCACAAAATTGCGTGGTTTGGCCGCGGCAACAGTTTTAGATTCTGTGATAATTTCTATAATTTTCATTTTTTCTTTCCTCTACGCATATTTAGTTGCCATTGCGCCATACGTCTACGTTCGCCTGTGCTGGAACCAGCAATCTTTTCTAACTGTCCTAGTGTTGATTTTTTAGGAATACCCACACGTTTGCTAAGACCTTTACGTCCTGGTTTCTTACCATCAGCAAAGTTCTCCGCCACATCTGGACGGCCTACTTCTTCTACATCTTCAGCAGGAACAAGTTGTGCCGGAATACTTTTTACGCCTACTAATTTATATGCCCAAAATCTATGATGGCCATCTAACACTTGATACCCATTCTTGTATTTACGAACCAACAATGGTGGCAACTTGTCACCTTTTTTTAGTCCTGCAACAATCTTTTCAACATTGGCTTTACTTTTAGGTTGAGTCATTTTATCATCGGGTTCGAATCCTACTAATTGATTTGCTGGAATGTTTATCACTGGACCTGTCGCTTTATAATCGCCCACCTCAGCACCGTACCAATTTGGATCAGTACTTAATTTAATTTTGTCTGATGAGTTCTTACTATCAGCAAAGTTTTCTACATTATATCTAGGATCAGTCTTTTGACGCTTCGTACCTTTAGGCTGATTAGGGTCCACAGGATCAATGTCAGTTGTAGTAAGACCCGTTTTTGCTAAGTTTTTAATGTACTCATGCTCTTCCTCTTCACTGCCAAACGCAATAATAGTACTAGGAGGCCCTTGACCAAAGTCATGTTTACCAAGTCCATCAAGATTGCTAATGTGTTGCCCTAATTTATACCAATCGTATACATCACCAACGTCTACTCTAACTGTGCCCTTGGGCATGGTAGGTTTTGTTTCTGGCCCGTAAGGCACATCATTAACGTGCTTATCTTCGCCTACACCGCCACCGTCTCCGCCATCTCCACTGTAACCAGTGTTCACACCATACATGCCAAATGGTCCTGGACCATAAGCAGCCCTGCGTGACTTAGACCGTTTACGCTTACGACCTTCGCTGACAATTTCGTGCATTCTCATATCTTCTTTTCCCCAGTCATGTATGGCAAACTAAACCACAACTTGAACCATTCTGGAGTACCGGGTTTGATATTGTGCTCACGTTCTAGTTCTTGATTGCTCATGCCAGTGGCAGATATGTTACTGCCTTGCATGCCTTTGTATTCGTGCAATCTTGCTGTATGACCTAACCCTGCAAGATACTGAATAGACTTTATTTCGTGAATAGGATCAGAAGGATCTAGGTAACAATCATCTGAACTTTCTTGATTTAAGTTTTCACTGGTGATGTTGTATTGCTTCATACCTTTTTTAGATTACCCCACTGATCTTTACTAGTAGTATCTCGCTTGGCAATGTCTCTGCCTTTTAGTTGGTCTTGTCTGCGTTGGTCGCCTGCGGCACGTAGTTTAGCAACTTTGCCATCATCTCTATTGGCTAAGCGACTTGCCGTGTTTGCCATAGCATTACTATCAGACTCTGACACACCATGTCGTTTCATTAAACTATGAATTTGACTGCCAGGCTTTGCTTTTTGTCCAGATTTTAAAAACGCACGGATCATGCTCAATTCTTGTTGCTTGCGGTTATCAGAATTGTCACTAGCAGGTTTGGCACCGGTATTGTCATCACTGCGGTCTGACTGAGGTTCGTAGTACCAGCCCATGCCTGCGTCATCACTGCCTGTGCGTTTTGGATTATCAAATTTGAAATAGGCAATTTGATCTTTACCCCAATAGCCTTTGAACTCGCCAGTGACGTCATTCATATCTTCACGATCAAAATGATCTGCTTCAAACTGACTAAAGAAATCTACACTACGACGATACGACTCTGGCTTAGGATACTTGTAAGGATCGTCACCGCCTTCGTCATCACCGCCTGAACCAGGAGCAAATTCTTTCAGACCTTCCTTTGCACCCTGTTCGCCTTTGATGGCTGTTAACATTGCACGAGCCACCACACGATCTTTTTCTTGTTCTTCGTCAGACAATTGTGCGTATGGTATGTTCATTAACTTTTCACGTTGCTGAAGTTTTGCGTCTAGTTTACCAGCAGCCCGTAATTTTTCTGTGTCATCAAATTGATCTGGGTTTTGTACAAATGCTCTGGCAGTGATATTCCACCCCATGTGAATAGCATTACTAATTGTTTCAATATTGGTGACACCTTTGTCAATCACCTGTTTAGCATTGGCAGCAGATTTTAAATTTGCTTGCCATCCAAACGTATTACCTGGACTACTACGACCGTAACCATAGGCCTTATCTAATGCTTCATCACTGATAGTTGCTAATTGTTGAACACTCAACTGTCCTGTGGATTCTGGTACTTTTTTATTGGCTGCTTTTTTAGCGGCCAACCTGTCTTTACTTATTTTAATTTTATCAAGCGTATCAGCATATGGTAATAGGTATTCTGCCACCAGATCAAAGAATGGTTTGCCATCAACTGGAGTGTCTGCACTAACCCCAGCGGCTTTGCTAAATGCATCTCTATCACCTTTGATCACAGCATCACGTAGTGCAGTTGCTGAACTCAATCGAGGTGTAGGCTTTTGTTTAATATCTGCAAAGTTGTAATAGCCATGCTGGCCTTCCTTGCCATTGTACTGTACAATAGTTTTAGTAACCCAGTCTTCGTCAGTTAATGCCAACAATGTTGCCTTGGGATACTGTTCGTAAATTTTACTGGCCATTGTTAGCCAACCTGTTTCTGGCATGATATGACTAGCAACTTCTGGCCATACTGCCTTCATTGCTTCTACCTTAACATCATAAGGCAAGGGATCCTTTGGACCTACTGTGCTTTGATTAGTGCCAACATACCAGATAGGACTTTGGCTGGCCAATTCCCATGCGGCTTTGTGACCCATGTGTGGAGGATTGAAGCGGCCAAATATAATGGCAACTTCATTGGATGGTGCTTCGAATAGTTGTCTTAATCTCATTGTGGTGTCCACCTTTTTCTTGGTACTAGTTTGACATTGCCAAATTGTTTGCCTTGTCCTGCATAGCGTACACGGCCTTCGCCGTTTGTGTCCCAGATATCGCCTTGTTCGCCTTCTATCTGGTCAATAATTTGATCCTTCATGTCTTGAATCATTTTCACTAGAGTGAATACTGCTTCAAGTGCTTGTGGGTTGGCTGATGTTTTTTCTTGAATCTTTTGTTGTTTGCCTGGACTAACTTTGCTAGTGGTCAACCAGTTGTTGAAACTTTTTGCACCTAGGCTGTCTAATGCTTTTGCTTTGGCAGTTTGATTAACGTATGTATAAATGATATTCTTAAGATCACTTAATCCAGCAGTGTCTGCTAGGAAAGAGTCAATCTGTTGTGCGTGTTGTGCTAGATATTTTTCAACATTATCAACAGCACCGGTGTCAACGGTCACGGGCTTGGAATTGTATATAGGACCAAGTACTACTAGTTTACTATTACCGTTGAATTGACTAAAGTCACTGATAGGTTTTTGTGCAGAGTCTGGCATGCCCCATTGCGGAAAGAAAGCATGACCTACAACCATTACATCTGCATTGCCGATACGTTTTCCTAGTTCACTATTTTTGCGTACATGATAGCATGTTTGACTTTTAGGATTAGGGCAGAATGTGTACACACCTTCCTTGTCTAACTGCGGACGCTGTAAGAACAATCCATCTGCATAGACAAAGCCCACAAAGTCTCTAGGAGTACCTTTGTCAAAATAATCATATAAGTTTGCAAACTGATCAGCAAACTGTTCACGGGCTTTTACTTCGTCCGGTGTTTTAGGATTGCCTGATTTGTTTACAATAAAATCTTTAATTTCTTCTGGACTAGATGTCTTGGCACCTTTGCTCCAGCCATTGTGTCCGCCTAGTATAAGCGGACCATTTTTTGTTTCACGACCCCAATAGATTTGAGGATTACCGTCCCACTTCATACGAATACTTTCTGCGCCTTCTTTACTGGCAAAGTCTTTGATATGGTCTAGGGCTTCCATTGTGCCTGCACTGCCTTGAAAGAATACTAGATCCTCAAGGTGGTTAAATGCTCGGCCTAATTGTTTAGGCTCAGAGGCCTCGTGCAGTCCTAAAAATATTTCTCTTAGTCTCATACTAGGCCACTTAATTTCTTAATGCGCTGTAGTTCAGCACTTTCTTGTTTGACTGGCACTTCTTTCCAGTTAGGATCTTCTTTAGCCTTGGCCAACAATGCTTGAGCATCTTTTGGAGGCAGTGCATCTAACAAACTTTCCACACTGCCTAACACTGCGGCAGACTTCTTGCCAGTTAATGCGTTTGCAATTTCGTCCATGTCGTCAGTGACAAACTCGCCCTTCTTGCCATCAGGTGTTCGACTAAACAAGCCTTGCCATGCACTCCACATGTAACCTTTTTGTTTAGCAAGTATGGCCATGATAAGTTGTTTGTTAACGCCTTTGTATGGACTGTTTGCTGGAATATTATGTTTGTGAAATTTAGAAACACGTTCAGCATTGGCACTGACCATAATGTCAACTTGTGCAAATGCGTCATTGACTGGGACACGAACGTGTACATTGATACCGCTTTGTGCTGTTTGCAGACCTTTGCTGGCAATGTAATCGTTTAAGGCCTTGCGACCCGATTTGGCGTCCTTGGCTTTAAAAAACTCTAGTACGCTGGCTTCATCGACGATAACGTCCATGTCACCACTTTGTTTGCCAGGTGTAGGTGTTGCCGCAGATCCAACTGGTATGGCAATGATGCCAGTGCCGTTAAGTGCGTTATTAACAGTTTTTAAAATTGCACCAACATCTTTGTGGTCAAATGCAGTGACGTCTGCAAATACGTTTCCGCCTTCAAGCAAAATCATTGATCTCTCCCGTCATAGTGGCCCTTGGCAATGTTATCCTGCTCTTTGCCAAATATCTTTCTAGCCACTGCATCTCTATCAACGTCTGTAAACACTGATTTTGAATTGTCTGGGATATTGAACTTCTTGCAATACAATGTTGCAGCCTTGTCTACGCAGGGTCTTAAACATGTATCTTCACAGGCGTGACCTGTTTCTAATTTATGTTTAACTTTTAAAAGTTCGGGGTGCAGTATACGACGATAAAACTTATCATCATTAAGCATATAGAACTCCAGATCATCTAATAGATCTGTGTCTTCTAAGTTGAAACTATCGTCCAATTCTCTAAGTAGCATAGCATGGGTACCCGTTATTAGAGTATTTATGCTATTTTGTATCTAGGTTAAATTTCCGAAACTGTGCGTAATTCGTCGACTCTGCGTATTCTATCGCCTAAAAACAAGTGACACAGGCTAAGAGTTTTTGTATCGGCTACATAAAAATACCCACCTAACCGATAATTATGAGGCATTACTTTTAACTTAGGCAGTTGTTTAGCCCATCCCTTGAACCCAGCAGAATCGTCAAGGGGGTTAACTGTGACCTTGTACTTGTGTGAATATTCGGGACGTATAATAGTTTTAGGATTGGCCAGTAGGAAATCTTTAATTTTATCATCCGCAGGCTTTGAAATTTCCTTGACATGATAATCGTAAAGTTCTACGATAGTATCGATATCAGTTTCTTCATTGGTATAGAATGACAGTGTAGTGCCTTCTACTCGTATAGTTGAATCTGTTTGTGTTTCTAGCAGTACAGTGAACGCTAAATCTCGATATACTTCATCAAGTCTAACTTGAACACGGTTCCACGAATGCCCTACTAGTGTTTCGGTACTACCGTCTCTTAGCATAGTATCTTTATAGGAGTCTAGATACATTCTAGTTTGGTCCATATCGTTACCTCTAAAATTACTAGCCAGTGGTGTAATGACAGCAATTTTATAAAGGTAACGATCGAAGAATAACTTTTTAGTCTTCTTGGACAAATACATTTTCAGCCATTTCTAAATCAATATTACCGTCAACTACGATAATTTTAACTCGACCACCTTGCTTGAGATTACCAAATAACATTGCCCTACTTAATGGACGTTTGATATCTTTATCAATGACTCGTTGCATTGGACGAGCACCCATCTTTTTATCAAATCCTTTTTCAACCAAGTAGTCAATTGCTTCGTCACTGATGGTGACATCGATGCCCTTGTCTTTGACCTGAGTTTTAAGTTCCACTAAGAATTTACCAACAATTTTAATCATTGTGTTCTTGGTCAACTTGCCAAACGTAATAGTACCGTCTAAACGATTACGGAACTCCGGAGCAAAGAATTTCTTAAGTTCTTTGTCCTCGTAGTCGTTGTCCTGGCTACCAAAGCCAATAACATTCTTGTCAGCATCTGCCGCACCCAAGTTAGTTGTCATAATCAGCACAACATTACGAGCATCTGCTTCTTTACCATTACTGCCAGTGATCTTACCATTGTCCATGATCTGCAACAAGATAGTTGACACATCTGGATGGCTCTTTTCAATTTCGTCCAGCAATAGAACACAATGCGGATTCTCTTGCAGTTTAGTAATCAACAAGCCAGCATTTTCTTCAAAGCCAACATAACCTGGAGGCGACCCAATTAACTTGCTGACACTGTGTTTTTCCTGATACTCGCTCATATCAAAGCGGATCATAGGAATGCCAAGTTGTTTGGCCAACTGCTTGGCAGTTTCAGTTTTACCAGTACCTGTTGGACCCATGAATACAAAACTACCAATAGGCTTGTTTTCACTTTTCAATCCTGCTTGTGCAACAAGGATCTTATCAACAACTTCGTCAATGGCTTCATCTTGTCCGTAGACTTCTGCTTTGAGATTTTTCTCAAGGTTAACAAGATTACTACTTTCACGTTCACTGACTGTTTCTTCAGGAAGGTTAACCATCTTAGAAAGTTCAAATTGAATTTCTTTAACATTAACACTACGTTCAGCGCCTTCGTCTTTTAAATTAAAGCGACTGCAAGCCACGTCGATCAAGTCAATGGCCTTGTCCGGCAACTTACGATCCGTGATATACTTCACACTGAGTTTAACTGCACTTTCCACTGCTTCATCACTGATGACAACCTTGTGGTGGTCTTCGTAGTACTTCTTAATACCTTTGAGGATTTCAACAGCCATTTCCTGTGTAGGCTCGTCAACTGTAATGCGTTGGAATCTGCGCATGAGCGCACGATCCTTTTCAAAATGCTTGCGATATTCTTCCCAGGTAGTTGAGGCTACAACCTTGATAGTGCCCTTGCTCAATGCAGGCTTCATCATGTTAGCAAGGTCGTTGCTACTTTGTTGTCCTCCGGCACCGGCACCGCTGATCATGTGTGCTTCGTCAATGAACAACACTGTTTTGCCTTTGCCCTGTAGTGCCTTTAACACAAGTTTGAAACGCTCTTCGAAGTCGCCGCGATACTTGCTACCAGCCAGCATACTGCTGATATCTAAATTATAAACAGTGTAGTCTTTTAGGAACTTGGGAACATTACCATTAACAATGTTGTGTGCTAGGCCTTCTGCAATAGCAGTCTTACCAACACCAGGGTCACCTACTAGCAATACGTTGTTCTTGGTGCGGCGGCCTAGACCCAGCGCAATTTGTTCCAGTTCAAAACTACGTCCAATAACTGGATCAACTTTATTCTTCTTAACACTGTCATTCAAGTTAGTAGTAAATGCACGTAGAGCACGTTCTGCTTGTCCATCAGATGCTTGTTCTTCTTCTCCAGTATCTGTTTCACTGTTGATGAAATCTCCAAACTTGTCTTTGTCAACTCCGCCGTGGGCAAAATAGTAGACTGCAAAACTGCGTTTTTCACTGAGCATACTTAGGAATACATCTACAAGTTCAATGCTTTGGCGTCCACTAAACAATACCTGTGTAAACGCACGATTCAACACACGCTCAACGGCCTGTGTTTTCTTGGGCTTGTACTTTCCGGGCACTTCTATTTTGATATCATCACATTTGGTCTTGAGATGATGTTCCAGATTAGTTTTAATGTAATCTGCATTTGCACCGTAGTTGCTGATCATTTCGTAGAACTTCTCTTCGCACATCATGGCAAATGCCAAATGCTCGAGGGTCATGTATTCATGACTAAGTTTCTTACAATCTCCTACAGCCTTTTCAAATACGGCTTGTAGTTGTTCACTTGGTTCTACCATTATATTTCCTTTGTCGTTTACGGGCTAAATCTAATTTGAGTCTACTAACTTTAGTTATAAAACAAATACCATCTAGGTGATCAATTTCGTGTTGAACACACTTAGCATCCATGCCAGTAAGTGTTATTGTACATGATTTTTGATCTTTGTCAAGATAATTCACAGTAATATTGTCGGATCTTTCTACTTTGATGAATAGTCCTGGAAAACTTAAACATCCTTCTTCGTCAGTGCAGACGCCACTTTGACTGATAATTTCTGGATTAAACATGCCAATGGGCGTTTGGCCTTTGGGTTGCACAACGATAACTCGCTGATCAAACCCAACTTGATTAGCGGCAATGCCCATACCATTGTATGCTTGCATCAGTGCAGTCATACGTAGTTCAAGTTCATGCGTATCTACCGTACCATCAAAGTTAAACGGTTCTAATTTTTGTGTCAGTAATATATCGGATTCTAATCTTAGACTAAGATTTTCAAATTGCATATTTCTTCCTTAACTGTTCAATAAGGACTTTATCTTCTTCAGCAATGTTAACAGGAGTTCTGACATTGATCTTTACGTACATGTTTCCTCGAACATTACTTTGTGCTTCGGGTAATCCGTGTCCTTTGCAGTTTATCATTTGACCACTTTGAATTCCCACGGGCACTGAAATTTCTAATTTGCTGTCTGCAATAGTGTCCACAGTTACAGTAGTGCCTACCACGGCATCGAACACTGTGATATTTGCCTCCATGACCAAATTGGCTCCGTCCCTTGCAAATCGTCTATCGGGTAACTCAATGATTTGTGCAATCAAATCTCCACGAGGCATATTAGGAATACTGTCATCACCTAGTCCTTGGTATTTGATTTGATCGCCGTTCCTTACACCACGAGGAATTTTGATTTGCAGTGTTTGTTCTTTTCCGCTGGGTAGTCGTATGCTACCCAATACATCCTTGCCTTCAAACACTTCTTTCAAAGTCATTCTAACTTGAATAGTGATACTGTTGTTGCGGCGAACCTGTTGTTGCCGACGTCCCATGCCCATGGGGCCAAATCCAAATTGATTGAATATATCTTCAAACCCGCCCATGTTTCCAGTATTGAATCTATACTCTTGTTGTGGATTATCGTAGGCTGCTTTGGCCTGGGGATCACTGAGTGTGTCGTAGGCAGTTTGGATTTCTTGAAACTTGGCCGTATCACCACCTTTGTCAGGGTGATGCTGACTGGCTAGTTTTCGATAGGCTTTCTTAATTTGGTCTGGACTAGCATCCCTGCCAACGCCTAATGTAGTATAGTGATTGCTCATAGAAAAAAGGTATAGTAATTATTATACTATACCTTTTTGTGAAAGTCAAGAAATATTATTTCTTTTTTTCTGGCTCTGTTTTCTTAACATCTTCAGGTTTGGTACCTTCGTGTTTTTTGTGTACTTTAATTGTTTTGCAAACTTCTTTTTCTTTTCCAGTCTTTGCGTCCTTTTGAGTCACACAGGCCTTTTTGGTTTTTGGTGCTTCGTCTGCGGCCACAACTGGCATTATAAATGCTGAGGCTAATACTAATGCTAATAATGTTTTCATGTTATGCTCCTTTCTTAGCAATCATAGTTTGAATTTTTTCTTGAATAATCTTTGCCCAGAAAGGCTGTGGAAAATTCCATCCTACAAATGCTCCTACTGCTACCCAAAATAATGTATCTAACATAATGTGTTCCTTTATAGTTCAGGTTGATCAGGTTGTAATGGCATTGCCTTGCCATTACTGCTCATTGCGGGTTTAGCCGGTGGCGTTCCAAATCCTGCACTGCTACTAAAGCCGCTAGTTGCTGGCGCTGTAGGAGTTGTTCCCCAACTTGGTGCTGGTGTAAAACTTGTGCTTGGTGCTGGTGCGCTAGGTGCTGTAACTGCAATTGCTGGTGCTGATGTTTGTGCTCCGCCATTGTTTGCTCCTGCCATTTTTTCTTGTGTACGTCCAAATGCCGCAATACCTAATACTGCACCCATTGCAATGTGGAATAAGCCAGCACCCTGTAGTGTTAACGGATTCCATTGTGTTTGTACCGATCCATGAGTAGTTGCTTGTAGCAAACTCCATAGTACTGGAAATACTACCATGTCAAACGTACAGACTAACATGTACATCCAGCCCATCATTGGACGCCATTTTGAATTCATCCAATCTTCTTTTTTTGATTCGCTTGCGCTTTTTACTTCTTCGCTCATCTCTCGCTCCTTTATATACTCTTATTTAACCGTATCAAATATTTTCTTCTGAGTTGTATACCAGTCGATCCATAAATCTGTTTTGACTCTACATTCGTGATACTGTGCGTAGTTATCTGCAACTACTTCAATTACTTTGCTGAGTTTATCAGTACTTTCTGTAATTTTTAAACCAGGGCATGGCGCCATTAGTTCCGCGGGTACATCAGGAAAGTTACGCTGTACTGGTACAGTGCCGCAAGCAGACAACAACAACGCAGAAATTATAAGGATTAACTTGTTCATTTTTCTGGTCCTTTGGCTGCGCGATTAAGTATGTCTAATGCTTCTACTGGAACTGTACACTGAGCATCGATAATCTTTTCTTTTTCTACAATAATTTCTTTAATGCGATCTTGAAATACTTTTATTTCTTTAACCTTAGTGATAATCTTTTCTCTAATTACACTATTGGCTTGTTTGCTTTGTTCTTCGCTGGCTGCAATCTTTGCTTCAAGTTCTTTGACTCGTTCTCTGTAGGCTAGTTCTGTACCATACGCACCATACAAATAAGATCCAACTACTAGCAAGACCACGCCCGCTATTTCTGCAACAAGTTTATACTGACTGATAATAGGAAACCACTTAATTAACTTGCTGACCACGTATAGGCCAGCACCTGCATAAAACAGAATATAAGTAAACCAGACAAATATACTATCTGGAATTAAACTCAACATCCATTGCAGTTGCCACATTAGTGGGCTCCGAATACATGCAATGCATGTTCATAGTGTTTGATACGATCTTCTAGACCAATGTACCCACCGTTGATTTTCTTAGTCATCAACTTGATGTCGCCTAAGTCTGCTTGAGTATTTAGGTTGTTTGTCTCCCAGAACCAGCAGGCACTTTGTACAGCACCTTCAAATGTCTGTAGATACTCTGCGGCTTCTTCAACAGGAATCTCTAAACTTGCGGCAAACCACGAGTAGTTGTCCTTGCCAGTTAATTGAATTAATCCGCGTCCACAGTAGCGGAATCCATCACCGCTGGCTTCGTCTCCGTTGCCCATGCGGCTAGCATAGACTCGATTAGCAATGGCTTCTTGCTTGTTAGGTAAGCCGGCATATCGATTAGCAATAGCATCGTCGGGAAAATACTTGGGAAATATTTTACGTAGTGTTACTGCTTTGTAATTTAAGTTTTCTTTCAGCGCACGAAACCCACCTGACTCGTGAGCGCATTGTGCAATAAATGCAGCCACACGCTGTGGTGTATTAATTTCGTATTCTGGTAGAATCTCGCTTAGTGCTTCGTACCAGTGATCCATATATGGATTACCGGGAATCATTTGTGCTAGGTGTTGTTTTGTAAAATCAAATGTAAAACTCATTATAGTCGCTCCAATACAAGTGCTTGCCCTTCATTTTCGAAGACCAGTTTGTCTCCAAACTTTGTAATATTATAATCGCCGAAGTATTTACATAAAAAAATAACTTCAGCCCATTCATTGACATTAATTTTTTCTTCCAGTGATTCAATCACGCTTGCTCTTGGACCTTGTGTAACTACACGGAAGCGCAATAAATCTGCATAGATTTTTTTAATTTCTAGAATATCATCGTCGTTGACACGAACGCTTTCAAACATACTCTTGCTAAAAAACTGGTCATAGCCCAACAGTTTGTTTTCTGTAATTGTCTGTTCATAGGTATTAGGATCACTAGGAATAACAGTATGCAATGCTTCAATCACTGCTTCTTGACTCTTAAAACTTTTGTGATATCGAAATCTAAAACTATCAATGCCTGTTAGTTTGCCAACACCGTAGAGCATGTCAACAATTTGTTCTGATACTTTTGGAGTACGTTGCATTTCAACAAACACTCTATACTTGCCATCATCCATTTCACCCGGAGTCATGTCGGCATCTAGCACAAAGTCGTAGCCTTTTTCGATAAACCCTACTAGGTCTTCTGCTGGTGATTTACTTTCAACAGTGAAACTTAGTACAACAATATCTTTGTCCTCGCCCATTTTTGAAGTATAGTTGTCCACTTCAAAAATATGTTTAACTAAATTTTTTCATTAAGCAACATTCTCTGCTCCTGGTGCTGCCGGTACTGCGGCATCCTGTGCCTGTACTGCTTCGCCTTCTGGCGGTGTAACTAACTCCGGCGCCCTTTGCTCATTGGCTGGCTCTAATTCGTCCATCATGTTTTGATGGTGTCCGCGGAAAATATCTAGCATTAATTTCTTAGGCATTGTGATTTCAACAACCCATATAGGGCTTTCATCTAGTTTGCCTTTCTTTGTGCCAGGACGTATGTCATCTGGTGTTTTAATTTTACGTGGTTGAACTAATGTATCTCGTTTATACTTTACACTGCAACCGTACTCGCTTAGTCTCTTAGCGGCTTCTGGATCAGGCATCTTGTCCTTGGGCCACATAAAACTGCATGATACCCAATGACGCTCGACCATTGGGCCTGTGACTAATTCTCCGTCACGCCAATTTTCGAACACGTACATGTCTAGTTCGTCAAATACTCGTTCGTAGTCCTTGAGAATCGCAAGGCTGCTGTTGCTGTTATAAATTGTGTCTATGTTTTCAATGATGTCTAAAATATCGGCCATGTTTGTCCTGTCCTCTTCACAAGTATTTATCTAGACGATTTTGATATAGTATCAGTTCTGTTTTTGCATTACGTGTTAAATATTCGTGTAGGACCTCTGCGTAGGCCTGCCGTAACAAGCAACGTATCGTCCTATAATCCCCAAAGGAGAGCAGTTAATGACGACAAAGAGAGCAAAAAAACGTTTTGCATCCAATGTAAACGTTCTCGAGTTTCAGCAATTCCAACACACACAGCAAGTAAACCTCCCACAAAAGAAACAGCGAGTACATGTAGTACCGCGCAATCCAAATCAAGAAGAATATCTACAAAAACTACATGATCAAACGAAAAACATAGTTTTCGCTATTGGTCCCGCTGGCACCGGAAAAACATTATTAGCGTGCCAAGTCGGAATTAAACTCTTTAAAGAAGGGTTGGTAGATAAGATTGTTATTACTCGTCCAGCCGTATCGGTAGATGAGGATCTTGGCTTTCTTCCAGGAACACTTGAGCAAAAGATGGCTCCGTGGGTACGTCCAATTATGGATGTATTTGCAGATTACTATCATGCAAAAGACATAGAAACTATGATGAAAGAGGGAGTAATTGAAGTTAGTCCATTAGCCTATATGAGGGGTAGGACGTTTAAGAACAGTTATATTATTGCTGACGAGATGCAGAACGCAACTCAAAGTCAAATGAAGATGCTACTTACACGTTTGGGCGAAGGCTCTAAAATGATTGTGACAGGAGATTTGAGGCAAGCCGATAGAATAGATGACAACGGCCTGTTGGACTTCTGTAATTTATTAACAGATAAAAAATGTCAGCACATCGACATTCAGCAGTTTGGCACACGTGACATTGAAAGACATCGTGCAGTTAGAGAGGTGTTAAAAATTTACGGTGATTAAAAAAGGGCCTTAGGGCCCTTTTTTTTGATTTCATTCTTCCAACAAGTTTAATTTGTCGGGCTTGTTGTTCCATTCTTCGTGGTCGGGCAATGCTGACTTTTTCTTTGTAATCACAGGCCATTTCAAACTTAATCTTTTATTAAGGTCACGCCACATGACTACATCAATGTCTTTATTGTTATCTGCAACGATTGCGTCGACGGGGCATTCGGGTACACACACTCCGCAGTCAATACATTCGTCGGGATTGATTGCTAGAAAGTTAGGGCCTTCATAGAAGCAATCAACCGGACAAACACTGACACAGTCGGTGTGCTTACATTTAATGCAGTTTTCCGTAACCAAGTATGTCATAGATTGTTGGCTAATCTAATTAATGTTGCCGCAAGATTAATCTCAGAGTCTGCACAAATTGTATGATCTACTAGACCTTGTTTAATAATGAGTACAGCCTTGTCTTGTTGCTCTTCAGATTCTCCAAACAAGTTGATGTTAGTGTACATCCAACGATAGATCTCTTCCATTTCTTCTGGCCGTGCTTGACTACAAAGTAGTTTACGTGCATCGCGGATCTTGCCTTTCTTAAACAGATCGACCATTTCAATTTTAAAGTCTTGTGCGCCAGTGTCTCCGCTTTCAGGACTGTGTAAGGAACCTTCCATACTGTTCATCTGTACCATGTTAATACACTTACGCAAGTCTGGATATGTTGCTTTAACAAAAGTATCCAGCGTGTCAAGATCGAACTCAATATTCTCTTCTACTAAGATTGTGGCAACTCTAGCAGTGAACTCTGTTTGATCAACTCGTTCAACGTGGAACCCTTGGCAACGACTGTGGATCGCTGGGATAATACGATTAGGATAATTACAAGTAAGAATGAATCGAGCAGTGGTATGATATTCTTCCATAACACCACGCAGTGCGGCCTGTGCATTGGGACTTAGATAATCTGCTTCGTCTAGTAGAATAACTTTGAAATCTCCAAATGGAATCATTTGTGCAAAGTTAGTAATAGGAATACGAACTTCATCTACACCGTTGTTACGACTACCGTTCATCTCTAGAATGTCCAGTGGGTTTACATCTAACTCATTAAGTAAAATCTTTGCTAGAGTGGTCTTGCCAATACCTGCATTGCCACTTAGTAAGATATGCGGAATACTTCCGTCTTTGATCCACCGCTGAACTTGTTGACGCTGATGGTCATCTCTAAACACATAACCTTCTATTGTGTTAGGACGATATTTTTCTACCCATAGTTCTTTCATATAATTTTTCCTAATCCTAAAAAGATCAATTGTTCTAATTCTGTTTGATAGTCTTGTCCAAGTCTACGCTTTTCGTAAATGACTTGTAGTAGTTCTTTGCCGTCACCAAACTCACCTGTTCCAGCGCCACGGCTTTCTAATTCTTCAATTAGGTCGTCTGTTTCAAAATCGCTCAAGTCAACATCTACTTCGACTTCTTTGTACATTGTTTTATACATATTATTGCATCACTGGTTTTTCAAATGTTTTAACTTTATCTCTGCTGTTGCTGATATTGTCTACTATAGCATTATATTCGTCTTCGGACAATGCCGACTTATAAATTGTTAATGCCTGGGCCATCATAATAGCGGCTACTTCCATGGGTCTGTGTTCTACACTCATATGGTCGGCAAATTCTAAAAACTTAGAATATAGCCGTTGTAATTTTTCATCGTTCATAACGTCTCCCTTGTGTTATTATACAGAATAAAAAAGGGCCTGTCAAGACCCTTTGGTGTTATTTTACGAACGGTTTTAAATCCGGCGGTGTCCAACCTACTGGCTTGAGTACCTTACCATCTTCTCGTTTTCGAACCTTGCCGGTTTCGTGATCAATCTTGGCAAAGTTAGTTTTCATAACTTCTTTCCAAGCACCTTCGGCATCGGCACCCATTGAGTGAATAGCGCCAATAGTCACAACCAAAATATCTATCAACGCATCTAGTTGTTCTACACGATCGTTGTCAAGAAGTGCTTGATCGAATTCTTTCTTTTCTTCTTCAATGAGATTAGCGTACATAAGATATTGTTGAGGATTACGGTCATCTACAGTTTGATCGCAGGCTCGCATAAACTTCTCTTGATCGCGAAACGGGTTCATAGTACCTTACCAAAGTCAGATAGTGACGGTGCGGCTGCTCCGTCGATAGTTCCAATAATCGCTGTGTCTGGCTTCTCAGTGTCCCACATCATGACACAGTTGTTATCAATTAATCGAATTGTTTTCTTTTCACCGGTCTCAGTTTCGATATCGATGCCTCTACTCCAGCGACCGTGTTCTAACAAGATCCAATCCCCAATACCAAACTCTTCTTTGTGCTCTGGACCAACTGCATATACCTGCGCCCACCGTGGATGGATGCCCCTGTCTTTGCCGTTGTCGCTGGTCAACACAATACCGCTGGCTAGTACTTGCTCTCCAAAGTCCATGTCGATCACTAGCACTTTGTCTTTGATTGGCTTAATATTACCTGTGACTGCCATTATTGCCCTTTCGCTTTATCTTCTGCTGCCTTATAGAAATCTGCTAGAAGTTGCTCACGGGTGCGTGTAATTTTGCCGCCAGGCCCTAGTTCATCCCCTCTAGCGTTGACACGAGCATTTCCTACTGCTGGTGTTAGTTCGTTCTTTTGACGAAGTAAATCCATGTCAACTGTTCTACCGTTTGATGTTCGGTATGTCTTTTTCTGTGCTGGTTTCATTGCCATAGCAATCTCCTTATTATAATAGTACTTATCTCAAAAATTCATGCCAGTCTAATTTATATTTCAAACTGTCAATTTTGTGTACGCCTATAAGATATAGAACGTAACTTGCAACACTAGACCCCCTGCCAACTCCCCACACTATATTGTTTTGCCTACAAGTGTCTACAAAGTATTTCATCCAGCGTAGCAAGTCCAACATTTCTCGTTGTTCAAATGCTGCCAATTCTTCTGCTACTCTGCTAGACTCGGGATCCCAGGGCGGAGTCAGACTAATAACATATTCTTTAATATTCAGTGTTTTGTACTCTTCGGGCATTAGCCAATCGCCCTGCAGAAGTTTATCAAATGCTTCGGGAGAAATATCTAAGGGACTGTACAGTTGTAATTGTTTATCGCCCACGGCACGGGCTGTTTCGTTATACTGAATGATTTCAGGATCGGTACCGTCTACTAAAATTTCATCCAAGATATTGATTTGACCTGAGAATAAAATCTCTTCAATATCTTTAGAATTGTAAACGGCAATACCTAGATTGTCTATATGCATGTCAACATTTTAGTTGACTTTTATTAAATTG